ACAACATCAAACTAAATGAAACAGGCAATGTTGAAATACTTGATAAAAATGGTATAGCAAGATATAACAATAAGGGGGAACTCTTAACTACTGACGAGTTGGTTAGCGAGTTTTTAACACAGAACCCACACTTTGTTACTGCTACCCCAAGTGGTAGTGGCACAGTGTCAAATGTGGATAGGTCAGAGCTCAGTAAACCTTTTAATCTGAGTGAGTTAGATATGAATAATCCTACGGATAGAGAGACATATCGCAAATATCGTAAAGAGCGAGACTCTCAGCCAACGAAGATTGTTTTGAACAAATAACCATTAATTTAAGGAGTTAAAAAAAATGGCCAATGAAACGACAAGTAGCACGATTTCAGAATTATATACGGAGATCGTAGCAGAAGCATTGTTCGTTGCTAGCGAACAATCTATTATGAGAGGTCTTGTCAGAAACTATACTATCTCTGGTGGTGGTAAATCCGTAGAAGTACCGATTTATGCAACTGTATCAGCAGGAGCAGTAAGTGAGGCATCTGATCTTTCTAACACAGCAGTCAACCCAACCTCAGTCACTATAACAGCGAGTGAAGTGGGAATCATGACTACATTAACGGATTTAGCAAGGAACTCAGCATCAAGAAATGTAGCTGCAGACATCGGAAGATTATTCGGTGAATCAATCGCTACAAAAATTGATACTGATCTAGCTGCTCTGTTTACAGGTTTCTCTACAGAAAAGGGACCTGGAGCTGGTGCAGAAATCACAGTTCAAGATTTATTTGAATGTGCTGCCGAACTAAAAACTAACAAAGCACCTGGACCATACTTCGGTGTGTTCCATCCAAAACAAATATTTAATGTTAAAAAATCTTTAACAAATACATTTGTTGGTAGAGATACAGAACTTTCAAACGAAGCTATGAGAACAGGATTCGTAGGCAATATTGCTGGTATCCAAATCTTTGAAACTTCAAACATAGCAGTTGATGGCTCTGATGATTCTATCGGTGGAGTGTTTTCACAAGATGCTTTAGCTTTAGCAATGATGCAAGATCTTAAAATTGAAACACAAAGAGATGCTTCTCTTCGTGCAGATGAGATCGTCGCAACAGCAGTGTTTGGTGTTGGTGAACTTCATGATTCTTATGGAGTTAAAATCACAGCAGATACTTTAGCTGCGTAACTTTTAAAATATAGGGGTGGTCAATCCACCCCTTATTTGATATAAAAAATTATGAGTATAGAAACAGTAAAACTTGTTAATAAAAAAGGCGATGTTATAGAAAGATACAAGCACGACTATGAAAACAATGTTGAAAGATTTAATATGCGTGGTTGGTCTTTACAAACTGCAAAAACAGTAAGTGAGCCTGTAAAAGTTGATAAAGTTATAAAAAAAGTTGCTAAGAAAAAAAAATCTAAAAAATAATGGCAACATCAGAGTTTAGTGTAGCTGCAAGTGATTTGCAGAAAATACAACCAGACATTTTAGGTTTTGGTATCACTGATTTTGATAATCAATTACAATTAGCAGAAAACGATGTGCTTCGCAGAGTTCGTGAAGAATGGTGGGAACGATATAGACATCAAGTAAGATACAAAGATATTACAAAAACGACTACTGTTGAAATGACTAACAGTAAATTAACTAATGCACAATGGACACAATCTGTTGTTTATCTAGCATTATGGAAATATATTTATCCTCAATTAACTAAATGGCGAGACCCAGACACAGGCGAGGGTAAAGATGCCTTTCAAGTTCAAATAGATTTTTACAAAGACAGATACGATGAAGAGTTTCAAGCTGTATTAAGGGATGGGGTCGAATACGACGAGGACGGAGGTGGGACAGTTTCTGATTCTGAAAAGGAACCATTACATATGCTACGATTAGTTAGATAATGGATTTAAAAGTAAATGTTAATACTTTATCAGTTTCCAATATGCTTAAAGGTATTAGCAGAAAACAAACTAAAGCGATAAGAACATCACTCAATAGAGTATCAAACATGGCTGTTTTGATGATTACTAAAAGAACTCAATCAGGCAAGTTACCAGATGGTGGCTCATTTATACCATACTCACAAAACACTATAAAATTAAGAAAAGAAAAAGGCAGACAAACAGGACATGTTGATTTAACAGATACAGGTAAGATGTTTCGTAGTTTAGATTTTAGACAAAAAGGTTTTAAAAATACTTTATTATTTACTAATAAAGAAAGAGAAAAAATAGCATTTAGACATGATGTATTAGGTGTAGGTAAAAAGAAAACAAAAAGACCTTTTTTTGCTATTGGCGATAAAGAGGTTGATAAATTAAAAGCAGAGTTTGCAAAATTTTATTTTAGTCAGTTAAAAATATGAGTAAAAGAGAAAACATCGCTAGTGATATAATAACTAAACTTGATGCAGTAACAAGTCCCATTGAGTTTAAAAAAATAACACGAGAGCCTTTTGAAGTAGAAGAGTTAAGTGATGCACAGTTCCCAGCAATGTTTATACAATCAGGTGACGAAACTAGAGAGCCAGCTTCTATAGGAGTAACAGGCTCTGGTGCATATAGAGGTACTATAGATTTTATTATTGTTGCTTTTGGTAAAGGCACTGATACAAATATTGATACAGTTAGAAACCAAATAATTGAAGTAGTTGAAGAAACTTTAGATAATGATATAACTAGAAATGGTAATGCATTGGATACACAAATTATTGAGGCATCGTCAGATGAAGGAACTATTTTCCCTTATGGTGGTGTAAGAATAACTGTGCGTGTAATGTATGAATTTACAAGAGGGAGTGCGTAATGGCTAAAGATGTTCACATGAAAAAAGGTAAAAGTGAAATTACCGTATCTCAAGATTTTGTAGAGCATTACACAAATATGGGATATACTGTTCAAGGTAAAAATAAAAATATTTCAGTTGCAAAAGAGACTGAGAAGATTATAAAAGATTTAACCAAAGAGAAAAAGGAGTAATTTATGGCAACACATCACGGTAAAGAGGGAGTTGTTCATGTAGGTGGAACTAATATCGGTAATGCGACTGGCTTCACTGTTGATACAACCCACGATGTAGTAGAAGATACTGCTTTAGGAAGCTCAATGAAATCATTTCTTGTTGGTAGAGGTACTTTTACTGCTTCTATTGATATGAACTTTGATGAACTTGATTCTGGTCAAACAGCATTAACACAAGGCTCAAGTTTGAGTTTTGAGTTTATGCCAGAGGGTGGAGATTCAGGCGATAGGAAATTTTCTGGTACTGGTATAGTAACAGGAATGTCTGTCGGAGTAACCTTAGACGGAGTAACTACAAGAACAGTTTCTTTACAAGGTACAGGTGGTCTAACTATCGGCACAGTATAATAAATGTCAGAAGATAATATAGATTACTTTGAAGGAATTGATGATCACTTTTCTACATTAGAAAAACAAATAATTGAAGTACCCGAATGGGGGTTAGTAGGCGAAAAAGCGATACACTGTGAACCTTTTAATATGCTTGAAAAGGCAAAAATATTTAAGGGTGCTTCAAATACTGATCTTAATGTTTTGATTGATGTTATCATTGAAAAAGCATTAACAAAAGATGGTAAAAAAATGTTTAATGCCACTCATATTTTACGCTTTAAAAAGAAAGCTGATACAAATGTCATCGCAGATGTTGCTACAAAAATTATGGGCACAGGTAATGTTGATATTGAAGACAGTAAAAAAAACTAAAAAATAATCCAGAACTACACAATATTTTTGCTTTAGGCGAAAAACTACACAAGACACTTCCAGATATCTTGCAAATGTCCGTATATGAGTTTAATATGTGGATGGCTTACTTTACACTTCAACAAGAAGAAAAAGATAGACAAGAACGATTGGCAAAGGCAAAAAGATAAATGGCAACAAAAAAAGTAAATATTGACATAGTCGCTAAAGATAAAACTAGAATGGCTATGCGTACTGCTACTGCTGGTGTTAATAATCTAAAAGCATCTGTTTTTAATTTAAAGGTTGCGTTTGCAGCTCTTGGTGGTGGTTTTGTTGCTAAAGGTTTCATTGATACTGCTAGAGAAATAGAAAGATTAAAAATAAGATTTAAATTTTTATTTGACGAAGTTGCTGAGGGTGAAAAAGCATTTAAAAATTTAATTAAGTTTGCTGGTAAAGTTCCTTTTACATTAGAAGAAATACAAAGAGGTTCTGCTAATTTAGCAGTCGTATCAAAAGATGCTGAAGAACTTAATGAACT